CCAATATCACAAAAAATCATAATTCAAAATGAAATCATGCAAGCCGATAGTGCTATTCTTGTTATTCCTTTTGCTTACACAGATAGTCAAAGGACAAATTTCTTACAAAACTACAGAAGGTTTAGATAAACAAATCTGCATACCTGTAACATTAATGGATACAATTATACATGATTTGAAAGAGCGTAAGATATTGATTCGAAAAGATAGCCTTAATAAGGCTTATATTTCAATTCTAACAAGCGAAAACTACTCAAGACAATCAAAGATATACGAAAGCGAAAAATCGTTTATTATAAGCGAAAACAAACGCAAACGTAATGGCTGGCAACGAAATGCTTTTATTTTTACAACTATACTTTTAGGCTACTTATGTATTATATAGAAATGGAAGCAATGGACAAAGACAATAGCAATAAGCTAACGACACTTAAAGTGCTTGGCACAATGCTTGAAGTATTGGAAGCAGTTAATAATATGGATGATGGTACATTCGTTTTAAAGATGAAGCTTGCAAATAACCTTGAATTTTTAGTTGACCAAATCATGTACGAATATGAGCACAGAGAACATTAAGAGTACGCAAGAGATAAGTCAAGAAGCATTAGACTTATACATTACAGGTAAGTTTGCAAGTCAAGGAGCTATTGTTAGGCATCTATTTGAAATCTATCCTTATTTACCAAAGGAATCATTGAGGCTTGCTTTACTTCGAAGAGTACAAAGATATAATCGTAAAAACAATCATCCAGCTTTAACAACAGAATGCGAAGCAGTTGGCTTACCAGTTGAGAATGTTTCAAATTATTGGTACAAAGGCAAGCAGTATTCTGTTCATGTTAAAGGCGATAAAGCAAAAACTTATGAAGAAATTCGTGATGAAATTGTGGCGAGTATGCAAGAATACTCTCCAGCTTATCCTGCAATCAATCGTACTAATATTATTGACGGGCATCTTCTTGTTGTCGATCCTGCTGATATACATATTGGAAAGCTTGCTACGGCTTACGAAACAGGGGATGCTTATAATGTAGAGATAGCAATGCAAAGAGTTCTTGATGGTGTTAGAGGCATCATCCAAAAGGCTCAAGGATTTAATATAGACCAAATACTTTTTATAGCAGGCAATGACATACTACACACTGATAGCGCCAAGCGAACTACCACAAGCGGTACACCACAAGACACTGATGGGATGTTTTACGAGAATTTCTTATGTGCCAAGAAGTTATATGTTGAAGTAATTGAGTTACTTCTTCAAGTAGCAGACATTCACTTTGTATTTAATCCAAGTAATCATGACTATCAATCAGGCTTCTTTCTTGCAGATGTGATACAAAGCTGGTTTAGGTTATGCCCTAACATTAGGTTTGATTGTAGTATTGCGCATCGTAAATATTACCAGTACGGTAGTAATTTAATTGGTAGCACACACGGAGATTCTGCAAAGCCTCAAGACTTGCCGATGTTAATGGCGGTTGAATCAAGGGAAAGCTGGGCAGATACTAAACATAAGTATTTCTATTCGCATCATTTGCATCACAAAATAAGCAAGGATTATATCGGGGTTACGGTTGAATCTCTTAGATCACCAAGCAGTAGTGATAGCTGGCACCACCGCAACGGGTATGGTGTAGGAGGAGTCAAAGCAGTTGAAGGATTTATACATCATAAAGAATTTGGTCAAGTTGCGAGATTATCTCACATATTTTAGTAATTTTGTACAAAGCAACTGCAACTGCTTAACAAAAACTTTAACGGCTCATTTCATTTACATAAGGTTGCAGTTATGTATTTGACTTGAGCCTTTTTATTTTATGGAAATTTGGAAATACATTACTGGATATGAAAATAAATATCAAGTAAGCAATTATGGTAGAGTAAAAAATTTATTTACTAATAGGTGTATTGGATCTAAAACTAAATCTGGATATATCATAGCTAATTTATATAAAGATAAAAAACAAAAAGGATTTGGGATACATAGGTTAGTTGCACAAGAATTTTTAATTGATTATAAAAAAGATTTAATGGTAAATCATATTGATTTTAATCAATCAAATAATCATATTGATAATTTAGAAATGGTTACAAATAGAGAAAATCAATGCCATTCTGTTAAATCAAAAAACAAATATATTGGCGTATCATTTCATTCATTGTATAAAGTTTGGACTTCACAAATAATGATAAATGGGAAACTAAAATATATTGGCAGATTTAAATCAGAAGAAGAAGCTTATATTGCAAGGTGCGAATTTGAAAATAAAAATGGTATTGTTAATAAATATTTATAAATTGTAATTAGTTTTCATAGTAAGATAGGTTTTAGTTGAATAGAAAGGGTACTGGCATTGCTGGTATCCTTTTTTGTTGCTCGAAAATAAATTAAAAAAATAAATAAAAAAGTTTTTTTAATTCAAAACTTAGTGTTAATATTGCTCAACGATTACAACGAAGTAATCAATAAACCTTATCAAAAATGAATAATCAAACCGAAAAATTGCAACTTATCTTTGCAGCAAAAGAACTGGTAGAGTCTTTAAGCAACATTGCACTACCTGACCATAAGCTAAGCAATAGCGAGTGGGAGCTTACTGAAAGACTTCAAGTTTTATTAGCAAAATTACATTCACTTTAATATCTAACGGGGGTGTAAAATCCCCTATTTAAAACTTATCAAAATGAAAAACTTTCTCTCACTTATGATTGGCGAAGACTTTACTACTGCCGACATCATCCCAGCAATCAAGACTTTTTTAGGACTAATCGCATTACTATCACTTATATCTTTTATCGAAAACCTATGAAAATTATACATTTAAAAAACGATATCTATCAAGTAGTTGATGAATTATCTGAAACTACTTTTCATCAAGGCACTTTAATAGAATGTCAATCATTTTTATTATTATATGAACATAAAGACAATCCATTTTTAAAAGAATTTTTAAATTTATTTAATCAAAACCTATGAAAGTAATCAAGGCGCAATTCAAGGATGAAGCTGGTTATTACACAATGACTTGGAGCTTCAATCCACAACTTTGGGAAGTCAAGGACATTATCGCTCACGAATGTTCAACTTATAATTCAACTTTTATAAAATTTATCAACCATGAATAGAATAGAAATCATCGAGGATATTAAAAGAATCAATGTACAACTAAAGCAATTTAATTCTGACGAGGAACTTGATGCGCTTACATCTACAGAACTTATGATAGTTCTAAACTGCAAATGTGCAGACATGAATAATTTACTAAATTTAAATTAATCTATTATGACAAAAACTAATTCACTTGCTGAAATCCAAGCAAAGGTCAAAGCACCTAAAGGTCAATTTAATTCATTCGGTAAATATCATTATCGATCTGCTGAAGATATTCTGGAGGCAGTAAAGCAAGTAATAAATCCGATGGGATTTTACATTTCAATATCAGACACGATATTTACTCAAGGCGATAGATTCTATGTGCAAGCTACTGTAACGCTTTCTAACGGAACGGAAACATACACTTCGACTGCATTTGCAAGAGAAGAAGAATCAAAGAAAGGAATGGATGGCTCACAAGTTACTGGAGCTTCATCAAGCTACGCTCGAAAGTATGCTCTAAATGGTTTGTTTGCATTGGATGATACAAAGGATTCAGATGCAACTAATACTCATGGCAAGGATCAACAAGCCAAGCCAAAGATTGATGATGCTATTTTAAACTCAAGCATAGTAGCTACTTCAACTATTGAAAGTCTAAACAATTATTACCAACAAGTAAACGCTGGATACGATTTAACTCCAGCACAAATAAAATTATTTTCAACTCGTAAACAACAATTAACCAAGTAATGGAAACTCAACTATTTAAATTTGAATCGGATATATTAACGATGTCAAAGGCAGACTTAATATCTGCCTCCGCCTCCGCAGTTAATAACTTTGATGAATCGTTTAACGATCCAATTAAGCAACTTGCACTAATCTCTAAATTCCAAATAATGTTGGAAAATATGGAGAAAGGAATCAAAGAGAAATCAATGACTGACTTGGAGAAACATGGTGGCAAACTTTCAGCATTTGGAATTGAGTTTGCTATTCAAGAAGTAGGTACAAAATACGATTATTCAGCTAATCAAAAATGGAATGATCTACAAAGCCAAATTGAAGAATTGAAAGCTAAACAAAAAGAAGCTGAGAACTTCTGCAAAAATCTACCAAGCTCAATAGAAGTATTAGAATCTGAATCAGGCGAATTAATCACTTGGCATAAACCAGTTAAAACCAGTACAACATCAATTAAAAAAACAATTAAATAAAATGGAAAAGAAAGAAAAAGTATTCGCAGACGGCATTATCTTCAAAAGAAATGATAATGCTCCAGCATTTGCCATTGGCAAGCTATCATTCAAAGTAGAGGAGGCTATTGCCTTCTTGCAATCGAATCAAAAAAAGGGATGGGTTAATCTTAACATTAACCAAGCGCAAAGTGGCAAGTATTACATCGAAGTTGATACTTGGGAAGCAACTGGTGCAAAGCCAACTTATACCAAAGCTTCAGATTTAAATGGAGACATGGCTAACGAATTTAACAATACAGATTTACCTTTTTAGATATGAAAATTAGAAAAATGGAAGTTTATAAAGAAGCTGCAGAAAGGTTAAACGCAAAAGGAGTTAAGCCATTTTCAGCACGAGAGTTTTCAATGCCACTTGTCCAGCAAGTAATGTACGGCAAAATTGTTAACGAAGATGTTACCGAAGAGGTTAAGCAAATCATGTTAGAGAAGCTTTACAATGGCACAAGGTAAGAACAATCAACACGAGAGAGCCAGCGAAGCGTTGGCTTTCTTTGGGGTATGTGGCATCATTGCTACTTGGGTAATTTATCTAATCGTTTATTTAACAAAAATATGAAAAAGATAACCTTTAACGAATGGCAAGACCACTTAACAAAAGAATTGCAAAAAAACTATCGTAAACTAAAACTAATTCAAAATGAGAAGTTTCAAGAATTATCACGCAAGCAATCCTCAAATTTACATAGAGTTTAAAAGACTTGCTTACCAGCTTATAAATCGTGGATATAAGCACATAGGAGCAAAGCAAATCTTCGAGGTCATTCGCTGGAATAGTATGGTATCTGGCGATGATGGATTTAAAATTAACAATACTTATACATCTGACTACGCAAGGCTATTTGAAAAGGATCATCCGCTTTATGTTGGGATATTTCGCAAGAGGCTTTGCAAATTAAAAGAAGATTAGTATATTGCATTTGTAATCGCCTTCTCACAATATAGCGATATAGGACTTAAAATGCCTTCATTTAATGAACCAGAAGTGAGAAGCTGGGGATTTACTTGGAGGCTTTTTGTATTTAAAATTATGGCAAAATTAAAAATTGCAAATAAGTTTGCTACCGTTCCAAACTTACTTTTAAATGATAATCTTATCACATTAAAAGCAAAGGGATTGTATGCTTACATCCAGTCAAAGCCTGATAACTGGGAGTTTTCGGCTGAAAGAATTTCAAGACAATTACGAGAAGGATTACCAAGTGTTAAATCAGCTTTGCAAGAACTTGAGATTAATGGTTATTTAAATCGTAATAGATACCAGAACAATAAAGGATTTTGGGAAGTTGATTATGTTCTTTACGATAATCCTACGATTGAAAATCCTACGGCGGAAAACCTGCTATCAGGAAAACCGACAGAGGAAAATCCTACTATAGGAAAACCATTAAACAATAACAATAAAGAATTTACAAATAAAGAATCTATTAAAGATATAATAGAAAGTAAAGTCTCTAAATTTCAAGAAACTATGGAAGTTTTTAGATTTGATTTAGAAGATGAGTTTGATAATTTTATTGGCTATTGGGCAGAGCCTAATCATAAAAACGGCAAGCTTAGATATGAAGACCAAAAATATTTTGATATTAGCAAAAGAATTAAAACTTGGATGACCAATTCAACTAAATTTAAAAACAATGGAACTAACAACACAGAGAAACTCGGAACTTCAGCTGCAAGAATGCAAGCCCTCAGGAACTGGTAATCCTTTAGCCGAGCAACTTATGCAAGCCAGCAAGGGGCATACTTTGCGTGTAAGCGATGAAAATGATTTAAAGCAAGTGTTACGCTACTCCATGCTTTTAGTTGGCTTACGAGCAAACAATATGCCAACAGAAGAAGAGAAGTTTGTGCTTATTAATTTTATTAAAACAAATTTTGCAAATATTACTATTGCTCAAATAAAACTTGCCTTTGATATGGCACTTGCTGGAAAGCTTCAAGTTGATGCAAAATGCTACGAGAACTTTTCTTGCGAATTCTTTGGCAGAATCATGGCAAAGTATTTAGAGTTTTCAGCAGAAGAGACAAGGATTATTAGCCAGAGAGTTGTAGAAGATGAGCCATTACCTAAGCCAAGTAAAGAAGAACTTAAAGAGCAAGCAATCGCCTCCGCTAATATGTATGCAGAGCAACTTGCAAATGACAAGAAATTTAAATGGATTGCTGGAGGTTTAAACTATCTTTACGATGTAGCAAAAGAAACTAATATCTTAAGAATATCAAATGAAGAAAAGCAAGAGATATGGAGCAAGTGCAAAGGAGATGTCAACTTGGCTAAAGTAAATGGTTATAAAAAATTTGTTCAAAACTTGGCTGACTTCGATGTAAGATTGGATGAAGCTGGAAATATTAAACCTTTAGAATAATGAATGTACTAAGCCTATTTGATGGAATGTCTTGCGGTCAGCAAGCATTGGAAAGAGCAGGATTTAAAGTTGACAAATATTTTGCATCTGAAATTGATAAGTATGCTATTCAAGTTACGATGGCAAACTACCCGAATACAATTCAGTTAGGATCGGTAGTTAATGTAAACGGAAAAGATTTGCCAAAGATTGATATTCTTATTGGAGGTAGCCCATGTCAATCATTTAGCTTTGCAGGAAAGCGCAAAGGAATGAGTACAAAAGATGAGCAGGAAATATTAACGCTGGAGCATTACTTACAATTAAAAGAAGAAGGATTTGAATTTGAAGGTCAATCTTACTTATTTTGGGAGTACATGAGATTGTTAAATGAAGTAAAGCCAAAGTATTTCTTGCTTGAGAATGTAATGATGGGAGAGAAATGGGAAAAGATACTTTCAAAAGCAATCGGAGTTAAGCCAATTATGATTAATTCTTCTTTAGTTTCAGCACAAAATAGACAAAGACTTTATTGGACAAATATTGGATTAAAGCCACAAGGTTTGTTTGGAGATTTAGAATCTACAATTCAGCAGCCAAAAGATAAAGGTATTTTATTAAAAGATATTTTAGAAACTGAAGTAGAAAATAAGTATTATTTAAGTGATAAAATGATTTCTTGGTTAAATAAACACGCTTTAAAAAGAGATGTTGATGTTAAAAAATTAGATGGTAATCAAAAGTCTTCTTGCTTAACTGCGACTGCTCAAGCAAAACAAAATCTTTCAACTGATTATATTATTACACATAATTTACAAAGAAGAAGTGCAGATAGACCATCTTTAAAAGAAAATAAAAACGCTGGTGAATCAGGTCATTTAAGTAAGTCAGACGGAAAAACTTATTGTCTTGATATTGGTAATACTCAAGCTATAGAAATTATTGGTGGTGATTTTAGATATGATGAAGGATTTAGATGGAGAGATGGAGGTAAAACAGGTACATTATGTACTAATGCTGAAAGTTATGCTAAAATAGATTCAAATATTCGTAGACTTACTCCAGTTGAATGCGAAAGACTTCAAACAGTAAAAGACAACTATAGTAACTTTGTTTCTGATTCGCAGCGTTATAAGATGCTAGGAAATGGTTGGACAGTAGATGTAATTGCACATATTTTAAACTATATCAAATGAGAAAGCTAATATTAATCGTAATCGGAATACTTGGAATACTAACTTTATATACAATAGAAAAAAGTAATGTACCGAAGAAAAGAGTATATTTGAAAGTAGTAGAGGAAAGCTATCACGATGATTTTGATTCTACCTACTATTTTAATGGTTGCAGGACTGACACATTTAAATTAAATCACAAATGCGAATACTAATAATTTTAGCGATGCTATGCGCATCTTGTGAAGTGCAAGAGATACCTAAGCCACAAGCTCCAAAGCATAAGGCAATTTACGGAATTACTCCTCTTGCTACTGGTTCATCGTTTTATCCAATTTACATACCAATAATTAAAACCAATGGAAAATAAATCACAAATAGCATTTGAAATCCTTACCAAAATGATGAAGGAGAAAAGAAAGTACCTTGTAGAAATAGCTATGAAGCATCCTAAAAGAGAAGATTTAAAAACAATATTCAGAAAGTTAGATGAAAGGCAATAGAAGAGCAACAATAGACAAGGATCACTTGTAC